GCAGCTATTTGCGTGGGGCGCGAAAAATAATGCCCTATCAAATCCCACATATCGCCAAGGTCGCGCCAGAGAGTTATTTTAATTTCTCTGGTGGCGAGGTTCACACCAATCTTATAAGCCCTGAAGTTCATGCGCCAATCGTTGTGAGCGATTACAGTATGGATGGCTTTATGGCATTGGCGCAATACGTGCAAATGATTCGACGCTATAAGCCGCGCCACGAAATCAAAGTTGTCTATCCGTACTTGCCCTACGCACGGCAGGATCGCTGGATTACGCAAGGCCAACCCTTTAGCCTTAAAATATTCGCTGATATGCTGAATGCCTTGCAACTCGATAGCGTCACCATATTCGATCCTCATAGCGATGTTGCGCCAGCGCTGATTAATAACTGTCGTGTGGTGGAGCAATGGCGCATAGCGCCTTATTGCATTCCGCACGAAATATTGGTCGATCCTGATATGATGTTTGTTTCGCCGGATGCTGGGGCATTTAAAAAAATCAGCAAGCTTATCACTAATGATAGACGTATTTGCATTGGCACGAAGCATCGTGGCGATGGCGGGGAAATTACTGGCACTAATATTTATTCGCCCATCGAGTTGCATGGCCGCGATTGCGTTATCATAGACGATATCTGCGACGGCGGCAGAACATTTATTGAACTGGCCAAGGCGCTTAAATTGAAGGGTGCTCGCAATCTATACCTTTATGTCACGCACGGTATTTTTTCAAAGGGCTTTGGTGAGTTAGGGCCGTATTTTGCTGGCATTTACACAACGGATTCAATGCCGGGGCCAGAGAGCGTCCCTGATAATCTCCACATCACGAGAATCAATTATGCTGATTATTAGACAGTATCGTATTTATCGCTACGACCTGAAAGCCAACCCGCATATTTTATATATCTTTGGCGACAACTTAGACCGTGAAGGCTTGGGCGGACAAGCCAAAGAAATGCGCGGCGAACCTAACGCGTTCGGCATCGCAACCAAGCGCGGCATCGGACATGGGTTTCCTGATGATTATTTTTTCGACCATGAAGAAGATGTGATCCCAATTCTGAAGAAAGAGTTTCAGAGATTAATAAAAATGGCAAATGACCCCGGCTTTTATGCCATAGTCATCCCACTAGACGGCATCGGCACTGGCTTATCTAAAATGCCGGAATATGCGCCGAAAGCGTTAGCCTATATTGAAAGCGTATTTAAAACCTTAGAGGAAATCTAATGCATTATAATCCAACCATTACATGTGATGGCTATAAACTTGGCCATCGTCAGCAATACCCAGATAATACGACACTTGTGTTTTCCAATTTCACGCCACGGTCTGGCAAGTATGCCAATGTTACTGATAAATCGGGTGTGATTTTTGCGGGCTTGCAATATTTCATCCTAGAGCATTTGATTGATGCGTGGGATGTTGAATTTTTCCGCCGCCCAAAACATGAAGTCATCGCCCGTTATAAGCGCCGGTTAGATAATTATCTTGGCAAAGACGCAGTGCCGATTGATGGCATGGAAGCACTACATGATCTAGGCTATTTGCCGATTGCCATTAACGCGGTAAATGAGGGGGATTTTGTGCCAACGGGCGTTGCTGCAATGACCATTTACAGCACGAAGCCAGAATTTTACTGGCTGACAAATTATCTTGAAACGGTGATTTCCTGCTATCTCTGGCTTCCATGCACCAGCGCAACCACGGCAGCTAATTACCGCCAGTTGTTAGATAAATATGCGGAGTTGACGGGATCACCAAAAGCGTTTGTGGATTTCCAAGCGCATGACTTTTCCTTCCGTGGCATGTCGTCGCTGCAATCAGCTATGAAATCCGGTGCGGCGCATTTGCTCTTTTTTAAGGGAACCGATACTCTTCCGGCCATTGATCTATTGGAAGATTATTACGGGGCCGATTCGGATAATGAATTAGTTGGTGTCAGTGTGCCAGCGAGTGAGCATGCGGTCATGTCAGCAGGCGGCGAAGCGGATGAATTAGAAACCTTCCGCCGCCTGATTTTGAAAGTTTATCCCAAGGGGATTGTAAGTATAGTTAGCGATACATGGGATTTTTTTCGTGTCATCACCGAATATGCTAAAACGTTGCACCAAGAAATCATGAGCCGTGATGGGAAGTTAGTTTTTCGACCCGATTCAGGTGTGCCGGAAGATATTATTTGCGGTAATGCAAAGATTGTTTCTAAAGTTCCCGGCACACGTACCATGAATGAATTTGATGGATATGACGAAATCTATGATGCCAGTGATGATTATGAATATGTTATCTGTGGAGATAGCGCCTATAAGGTAGAAAAACACTTTGATAATCAATATGGCGAAACTTCTGTCTGGGTTGAGATTGGCAATCCAGAGCCAATTCGACCAGAACACAAAGGAGCCGTACAATGCCTCTGGGAAATCTTCGGCGGCACCACAACGGAAACCGGCCATAAGTTACTTGACCCACATGTGGGGCTTATTTACGGCGACAGCATTACTTATAAACGCGCTTCCGAAATCATGGAGAGATTACACGCCAAGGGTTTCGCTTCAGCTAACGTAGTGCTTGGCATCGGTTCGTATACTTATCAGCTTGTCAGCCGCGACACATGGGGATGGGCGATTAAAGCAACCTATTGTGTGGTGGATGGTCAGCCACGTAATATCTTCAAGAAGCCTAAAACCGATGATGGCACCAAGAACTCCGCTACAGGGTTGTTATTCGTTCATCGTGACGAAGCGGGCCGCATTACCACCATGGAACAAGGTGTTTCATGGGAACGCTTTAAAAGCTCGGACAATGCCTTACAGCCGGTGTTCAGGGATGGACAGTTGTTGCGCCGTCATACGCTGGCGGAGATTCGGGAGCGCGTGAGTAAGTGACACACCGCACATTTTTTATCGCTGACAATCATTTCAGCCATGCGAACATCATCACGTTCAACCGCAATGACGGAACGCGTTTGCGTGATTTTGCCAGCGCGGAAGAAATGGATGAACACATGGTTGAATGCTGGAATCGTGTTGTTAGGCCACAAGATACCGTGAACCATCTAGGCGATGTGGTGATTAATCGTCGTGCGTTGCCTATCCTGTCGCGTTTGAACGGCAAGAAGCGGCTTATCCGAGGTAATCACGATATTTTTAAAACAGCGGAATATATGCAATATTTCGATGAAATCTATGGTGTGCGCGTTTATCAGCAACACGGCATTATCTGTAGTCACATCCCGCTTCATCCTGAATCGCTCAGCCGGTGGAAAGTAAATGTCCATGGGCATTTGCATGCGAACCGGGTGATGACCCCGCCAGAATTATTAGAAACGGGCTGCATTATGCCAGCGGGGATTGACCCCCGTTATATCAATGTTTCGGTTGAACAGATCAACTATACGCCTATATCACTTGAAGAAATTATAGCGAGGATGCCAGAATGAAAATAACCAGAACTGGCAATATAACGTATAAATTACAAGTTTCATGGAAAGCACTCAACTTTATCTGGCGGGGCTAATATGATTAAAACCAAGGAAGCCGTTTTATTTGAGGGACTGCAATTAGCTGCCGTGCATCACATCTTGCGCAATATCGATGCCAAGGAATATGCCAATTATAAACGCGTCTTGCGTGAGATTGCGACGGAACGCGTTCTCACCGTTCGCGGGGCAAATGACGTACCCGGTTTTGATCTTTGTGTTGAAGCGGAAATGAAATCTATTATCAAGGAACATGTCGGATAATGCCCAAAAGAACAAAACCACCGCCCGAACCTGTCATGCCTCGCGGTGTTTTGCCCGTCGCGCAATTACCCATGAGCAACAAAGAGTTTCGCGCCATCACTGCTTTTTTGTTTGGCCGCTATTCACGGGAGATTACGGCGGAGGTATTCAAGATCGACCCCGCCACTGTGACGCGGTATCGAACAGGTAAAGCCTCAATCCCATTATCAATTGCATTAACACTCAGGCTGTTGATGTTGGCGCATGAGCGAAATACAGTATTAGCGCAACCCGCTCATAACTCTAATTAGACTGGGCGCTCGCGTATACGATCCAGATTCGGCAAATTTATGAATGGTTCTCCCCTCATCATTGCATAAATAGGCTTTGCCATCAAAATAAACGGCATAATTTTGACGTTCTGGGTTTTCAATTGAAAATTGAATAAGATTAAGTTTCATAGATTCAGTTTCAAAATCAAAAGGTGAATCATCTAAATTTACCTGTATGTTTAGTTTCGATTCGCTTATCAAATCACGAAGGCGGCGATGCATTTTATATATAATTAAACCTTCTTTTTCAGAAATGTGACTATGGCGGGAATCCAATGATTCCATGTCACAAAAATAATAAGGCTCATTTGAATATTTTACGTCCTTGACATTTTCAATAATTTCCCAGTCATTCGAATCACGATAGGTTTGTATTTTAATTAGCATGATTTTAATCCTTATAGTCATGTTGATAATATGGGTGTTAGCCCGCAGATGATTATATAAGAATACTACGACAACGCAATGTTAACCCCACTGAAGCGCCATAGCGGTTGCTACACCGGGGAAGAACCGACTGCGTTCCTTGCGGCGATTTTTACCACCCATTAAATGCACTTTAGCCACACGCTTGGTGGTCGTTACAGTGCTTATTAAGGGCGGCAACCCCTTTAACCACAAACATATGCCTTTGGTTTCTTCATCGCCAAACATCCATGGCTGTATCTTATCCTGATATCTTCCAATCTTGCTTATTACATAAGGATGCGGTTGGGGGTTCTCGATAGCAATTCGTTTTATTGGGGCGGCTTTTAATTCCAGAAAAAACGCTATTGCTTTTTCCCGTTCTTTCAAGCGTTCTTCTGGTGTGCTTGTCGCGCATGATTCAAATAACCAGCGGTTGCCCGCATTTGTCAGATAAGTACAAGGCGGGTGTGCTACCATCATGTCCCACACCCCCCCCTATGACTTCTAATACATCGCCTTGGATGTGATTACCGGGGCGCTCACTTGGTAATAAATCGCAACTCCAAGCATCATGGCCTTGTGCTGCGAATGCATCACGGACGATGCCGGAAAACTCACAGGCGATGAGAATTTTCATGTATTAAACAACGCCTCTAAAAACCGAGGATCGATAAATCCATATGTATATCGCTCAGTACAGCGTAAACGTGTAATTCCATACATTTCCATTTCAGCGAAACTCACCGGCCTAAATGTGCGGCCTGTTTTGCTTGGCATGATATGCACCATTTGCGTATCGTAATTGGCTGAGTTCGATTTCTTCAACAGCCTTTTAACGCGCATCTTACTGCGTGGTGCGGGGATGGGGGTGTATTTCATAACGCAGCCCAATGCGTAGGCTCTAAATATTCGCCTTTATATAATCCGTTGAATATCCATTTATCGCCATTCCACCATCCGGCCAGGATGTTTTTAATGGTGCCGTCTTTGCACCGGCCTATAAGGATTGGCATAAATTGCCGAGGCTTCTTTTTAATCGGTGTCCATGTCAGCGTGGTTGTTATATTACTCATTTATACCTCCCTTATTATCTCGATCATACCGTTCCAAAGATTCACGAGGATAAAATATAATTCTACCGCGCCTTATATATTCCGGCCCCTTGCCGTGCATGCGCCAGTGCCGAAGACACCAATCAGTGATCCCCCATAACTCAGCGACTTCGCGGCTGCGATATTCTAATTTATCATACATCTAATGTTCCTCCTCGTTTCCAGACTGTCACGCGCTTTCCGCCAACAATAGGCCGCACTGCTTTCCATCCTAGTTCGGTTAATACTTCAACGATTCTCTTGCGAGTTCCGTTGTTGAGTTCTCTGTATTTCAATTGCATTTTATCGCATATAGCTGCAAAGGTAAGTTCAGATACATCATCCAGCATTTCCTCCATTTTCTCTAACCATGCGTCTTCTGTGTAACGCTTGTGTTGTTCTGCTGTAAACCATGCCGCCTCTTCATGGCTAACCCATGATCGCTCGCCGCGCTTGTAGCGCATGACGGCCTCGGCCCATAATTGCTCGACATCTTGCGTGAAAGCCTCCGTATCAATAGCCTTGCACCTGACAGGCCAGTAACGCCGGTTGCCGGTTGAGTCCGTCAGATATTGCCCATCCGCTTGTGGGTTGGTGCTGCCCGCTATAATAAACCGGCGCGGGCGCTTAATCATGGTACGGCCATAGGGCGGGCGGTATTCATCCACCTGTCGCGTGATAAATGCTTTCATTTCTTCGGACTCAGCACGTTTAAAACTAGCTAACTCGGCCATTTCCACGATCAATTTACCCTGAAGCGCAATCAAGCTGTCTTTATTGCGTACATCCCCTACTTCATCCGCGAAATAGGATTCACCCTGTATGGTTCCCAGCGCCCGCAGCGCCATCGATTTTCCCAGCCCTTGCCCACCTTCCAGAATCAGCACATAATCAAACTTGGCCCCCGGCTCATACACACGGGTGACCCCGCCAATAAGCCATTTGCTGCCCGCTAACGCTAAATATTCCGGTGGTTCTTCATCCGCGCCCATGTAATAGGTTAGCCACGTATTTAGTCGCGGTACTCCATCCCAAACCAGCCGGTCAAAATATTCGCGGGCCGGATTGATTCTATTATCGTGCGCCACTTGAATCACGGCATCGGTTGCGGTTTCTTTCGTGGCCATAATGCCAGCGCGTTCCATAATGGACGCGAACATAAAAAAATCAGACCCCACGATAGAACGCGGTGTAAAATCCTGTTCTTTTTCCCAAGGAGGGCATTTGACTAAATTTATATGGTCGCTGAACTCGTTATAAATCAGCCAGCCTGCGAAATAGGGATGATGTTTGAGCATTAAATAGGCGTTGTATTTGCTTTTGGCGTCAAATGGGCGGGGAAAATCCCCAAAATCAGGGTCGCTTGGCAGCGCCTTTCCTGGTAATAATTGCCACATCCAATCCACTGATTGCGGGGCTGCCTTGACCGGCGTGGGTGGCGTTATATCTTCAATATACGGCTCCTCCGCCATAATACGCCTGCGCACCGCTTCCAAGCCTTCCAGCGCATGCAGATCATTAAAATCCTTTGGCTTATTCGCAAGCTGTTCAGGGGTAAATACAGGCCATACAGCGCGGCCATTGATAACCGATGCGGCCCCCCTAGCCGCTATGACTCCAACATTCGTCAAACTGCCGTTTATGACCGTCCATTGGTCATTGTCGCCCGCTATGATGATTTCCGCATCTGGAAAACTTTCACGAATCTTAACCGCAACGGCTCGTAAATTGCCTGCATCGAACGCCACCACTGTCGGAAAATTGGTGGCCATATGTATGCTTCGGCCTGTGGCATACCCTTCACAAATGACGATCACGGGCATCACATCCGAGCCGCCCATGGTCATATAACAGCCTTCTTTTTTTCCTCCGAACAGGTATTTTTTTGCGCCGTCTTCAGCAATAAATTGCAGCGAAACTATCTCATTTCCATCCTTTAAAGGCACCACTAATGCGCCTTTATAATGCCGCGCCGCCCGCAATGTTACGCCTTTACGCTCTAAATAAGGATGGGTCGTGACCTGTTCGCATATTCCCCATATTCTCTTTGCTTTATCGGCGGTTGCCGCCTGCAATGCCTGTTGTTTGGCTAATTCATCGCGTTTGCGCTGGCGCAACACTTTGCGATCCACCTCTGTTATCTCTAACTCACTCTTACTACACCATTTTTGCTTGATTCCAGACTTCCAACACCCGAATGCGCCAGACGCGAAATTACTCGCAGCACCTTCTGGTGGGTATAATATGTACCAAGCACTTGATTTAGCCCCAAATCTATGAATATGGCCATCCGCTATGATGGCGGGCGCGGAGCCTATACCGGATTGCCCTATGGCAGCGGCGAACGCGGCTATTACATCCATACCTATCCCTATTTATTATTTTTTTATGAGCCTACGCTTGTTATTTTTTGTTGTAAAGCGAATTTTAGTCCATTCAGCGCTGACAGGGCGACAGGGCATGACAGGGCATTAACGATTCGCGGTGTCATTAATTTTATCCTTATATTTCCTATATTTATATATAGTATGACAGGACGACAGGGCAAATATATAAAAGATAGAGGATAGGATAGAAGGACGTATATATAGTTAACAATTAACCAAATATACGTGCATTAACTATTACATGGCTACTTTAGGAACTTTTTCCCGGTGGGGTGTCCATGGGGGTATAAGTCATTGTTTTTATAATGGTGATTTGGCGACAGGGCGCGCAGTGACAGTGCGGTGTCAGCGTGCAATGACCGCCTGTTTGTGCAACTCTTGGTTTGTATTTTGGGGTGGTCTAAAAAAAACCCCTCCAACCAGAGGTCAGAGGGGCAAGTTTCGGGAGAGGCAAATCGGGGTTGGTGGTCAGGCGGTAAGCGCGTAACCTTGCTCGACCAGTTCCAGAACGGTTTGTTCGAAATTAGCGTGTGGACGCTTAACCGCCAGATATGTAACGTTATTTGTTGGGCTTCGAACGGCGATTGTCTCCAAGGTTTCCTCGACACGGACGGACATGCCGTTTTCATGGCGCAGTTTTTGGGTTCTTGTCAGCATAGGGGTGCACTCCTCATTTTAAATAGCGTTTATTGTGTCAGAAATAGGGTTTTTAAGCGTGTTGGCGTTATTTCCTAACCCGTGCCGCCAGATAACTATCTAGCTGCGCTGGGGGCAATACTGCAAGCTGTTGCGAGTCTGCCCCTTCGGCTATGGGTTTCGCTGGGCTAAAATAGCCGGTCAGAAATGCCCCATTCAAGGCGAGGGAGCAGAACAGCCATGACCATGCAACGGTGTTTAAAATAATTTTGGTGGTTTTCATCTTAGTCTCCTGTGGATAATTTTTTGTTGGTTGAACGTTCGTTCAGTTTTAGTTATACGCTTATAGTATTAATTTATGTTGAATATTTTATGTCAGAATGGTTACGATACAGAAATAATTACGCCGCACACAATAAATCCATTTCATCCAGATCGCTGAAATACCAATCGCCAGCGGTCAACTCATCACGCTCGGATTCATATATTTCCTGGTCAGCACAATATTCATCCGAGATATGGGCGCGGTTTAGTGTAGGGTGTTCAATGTGACGCATGGTTAGTCTCTCCTTGTTTATGACATTATGTCGGTTATCAAGTGACAAATTATCATATTTTCGTCCTTACGCAACAACTTTATTACTAACAAATTATTACCACTCCCAGCCAGCGTTAACCGATCAAAGCGTGTCACCCATGAAACCAAGAGCCAGAGCCAAAAACAGAAGGGGTGACAACGTTCTCCTGACACGGTGACAACGTTCTCAAGCCACGCTCTAAATAACCCCTAGCGGCCTGACAGATTAACCAAATCCACACAAATATTACGTTATAAATTTTCCATTCGTTTTTATCTGTATTTAACAGTTTAAACATGTTATACATTAATGTAAGCGCCACTCAGAGCGCCTTTCAGGCTCATCGGGAGTTATTTATGCAAGCCACGGCTGTATCGTCTGCCCCTTCTAAACCGCCCCTTATTCATTACGAAAATTTACCAACACTTGAACGCTGCAGCCGTGGCGACATCGAATTAAATGGCGATGGCAAAGCGGGGACTAAAATAACAGTCAGCGCTAAAACGCCTTTGCTGATTGATTTCCTTGTCACACAGGCCGAGTTGCCTAGTGATGCCCGCAAATATGGCCCCGATGCCTATCTCAGCGAGGAACACCGCTTTTATGGGCTTCAGATTACCACACTGCATTATATCGCGCTGGCGGTTATGGATTATCAAAACAATCGCGGCTATGAATCAACCGTGCATCCTGATGACCAACCCGAACCGCCCTCATCCGCTGACATGGCATCCGAATCCATTTACCACCGCACCATGCGCAGCCTTGATCTCAGAGACAGGCGCATTATTGAACGCATTTGTTTTGCGCAAATCCCCAGCAAGGGCGATCTATCCCGTAGCTTTACGGCATTGGGCGATAAATTAGCCGCCGCCCGTGAACACCAGGAAAACACGCGTGATGAAATTAATTATGTCGCGTTTGAAAACTGGAAGGAAGGGCGCAACCCGCGCCGGTAAAATAACCAACCAAAGGAGAAATACGATGGTTAATGCTAACTCATCTGAAACCAAACGAAATTTAGCTGTTGTAACTATGTTTTTACATGGCTCTAAAGGCCAAGATTATTATGATACTGAATGCGCTAAAATTGATGCCATGACCGAAGAAGAGGCCGAAGTAGCCTATAAAATAGCCTTAGACCAAGCTCGTGCTATACAACAATCTGCGCAACCCGCGCCGGTAGCATGACCCCGCAAGAATCCGCCGGTACTCTTATATCTTGTTGGAACAATGGAAATAAATCCCTTGTTCATGAATGGGTCGCTGCTTACCGCGATGATACAAGAATAGCATGGCCATCTAATGTTCTGATGCCCTTTCCCTTTCAAACCCAAGACTATTACGACCAGATTTACAAACTGCTATGTGAAGCCATACCTGAAATAACGATATGAAAATAGATATCAAACACCTTGAGCCGCTTGTTGAAGAAATCTTTGCAGCCTCAACTCATGTTACAGATTGGCGTGGGTTACGAATTGCACCTCCAAAACCGCGATCTGAAGCCAGAAAGCAGGCTATGATCTTAGCTCTAAACACACTTCAATCCCTGATGGGCGGCGTGATTGACATCGAAGATAAACAAACTGTGTATCTGCGTGATGGGTTTAAATAACTATTGACCTAACCCCGCTTTTCCGCCATTATCAGGGGTGGCGAAGTGTGTTTAGTCTCCACTTTGCCAACTTTCATTTTAGGTTTCCCTGTTAAAAACCCGCTTGCAGCCTTACGGCGCAGCGGGTTTTTGATTATGCACTTCACGCACTGAAACCCCTTATTTCACAAGCATTTTGTTAAAAAGGCTGTCAAACCCATGGCCGGTCGTCGCCCGTACTCGGAGCAAAAAAAGCGATTCATTCAAGAATATTTGGTTGATTATAACGCATCCCAAGCCGCCCTGCGCGCTGGGTATTCTCCCAAAACCGCTCACGTTCAAGGTGCGCGCTTGATTCGTGAGCCTAAGATTAAAGCTGAAATTGATGCGGCTCGCGGGAAACTGCTCAAGCGCGTCGAACTATCGCAAGAATATGTGATCGAAAATCTGCGCGAAGTTGCCGAACGCTGCATGCAGGCCGCGCCGGTCAAAGATAAAAAAGGCAACCCTGTTTATATTGAAAACGCACAAGGCGAGATTGTTCCCGCTTATGTGTTCAACGCCGCATCCGCCACACGCGCCTTTGAACTGCTCGGTAAACATATGGGCATGTTCTCAGATACGCTGAAAGTCACTGGCGATATGAAACATAGCGGCTCCATCTCATTCGTAAATAAACCCGATGCTGAACTTGAAGCCAGAATCCTTGAACTCGCTAACAAGGTTGGAACGCGAGGAACTACTGCTATTACTGGAAGAACAACGCCGCCGACAAGCGGCGAATAATCTATTTCACTATGCGCAGTATGTGCCGGTTCCTGGCACACCAATGAATGATTCGGATGAATGCACCGAGTTTTATCCTGAAAAGCTAACGCCTGCGCTGCATCATGAATTGTTGCTTGCGCGTCTGCAAGACACCGCTGAAGGGTTGATTCATCACTTGATGATTCTCATGCCCCCCGGTTCAGCGAAGTCGAGTTATGCCTCGGTTGTGTTTCCCACATGGTTTATGGGGCGATACCCGAACAAGAACGTCATTATGATGACGTATGGTTCAAGTCTTGCACAAAAGTTTGGTCGTAAATGCCGCCAGATATGCCGTTCTAAAGAATTTGAAGAATTATTCCATTCAACACTAACCGGCGATAACGCAGCGGTTGATGATTGGTCGATCACGAACGCCAGCACTTATATGTGCGGCGGTGTGATGTCTGGTGTCACCGGGCATCGCGGCGACTTGCTCGTAGTTGATGACCCATTTAAAAACCGTGAAGAAGCGGATTCACCCACAATACGCGACAAGGTGTGGGAAGAATATAAGTCATCGCTGAAAACCCGCATCAAGCCGGGTGGCTCAGAGATCATCATTAACACTCGTTGGCATGAAGATGATCTATCAGGACGCATCTTGCCGGATAATTATGATGGGCGAACAGGCTGGGTTACATCAAAAGACGGCGAGCAATGGTTTGTTCTAAACATTCCTGCGCAATGCGAACGCAAAGATGATCCGTTAGGTCGCGCCATTGGTGAATACCTGTGGACTGAATGGTTTCCCGTCGCGTGGTGGGAACAAACCAAACGCTCACAGTCAAATCCAACGCCGCGCAATTGGGCCGCGTTATATCAACAGCGTCCGGCCCCTGATACGGGCGGCATCTTCAGCCGTGACAAGTTCAAGCTCTGGCCTGCAAAAAAGCCGTTGCCTGACTTTGAATATATCCTGCAATCATGGGACACCGCGTTTACTGAAAAGACACAGAACGATTACAACGCATTCACTGCATGGGGGTTGTTTCCTATCGGCAATGACGGCGCATTCGGCGCGTTGTTGCTGGATTGCTGGATGCGGCATATGGAATACCCAGAGTTACGCTTAGAAGCGCTGAAGGAATTCAGAACAATTTACGGCAATGGCGACGGGCAAAAAGCGGATGTGGTACTGATTGAAGAAAAAGGCTCTGGCATCGTGCTTTGTCAAGACTTGCAACGCGCTGGCATTCCAGTTCGCCGTTATAATCCAGGCAGAGCGGACAAGGTACAGCGCGCAAATACCATTACACAATTCTTTGACGCTGGTTTGATTCATCTCGTTGAATCGGATCGTTCACCAAATAAGCCCGCAACTTGGACAGATGATTTAGTTAGTCAGCTTTGCACCTTCCCTAACGGAGCGCATGACGATTACGTTGATTCGGTGGTGCAAGCCATCAACTTGCTACGCGATCAGCGCTGGCTGAACGTCGATCCGATACCCGAACCAGAAGAATACCGGAAGAAAAACAACCCTTATACACAATAAAAAACAGAGAAATATATGAGCGAACAAGGATGCCCAGACGTAAAAGCATATATGGAGCAGGGCTTAATCTCCATTGAAGGCGATAAGACAGCCTATGCCCAAACTGGCGAGCCTTATGTGTTATTGGCCATTTCCGCATCCGTAAATGAAAACCCAGCCATAAAACTATCTGACGTAGCGGAACAATTAAAAAAGGCATTTGATGAGTACAAGGCAACGGTGCCGAATGCTAAATATATTTATTGGCGGCGTGAGCCAGTTGCATCAAGAGAAGGCCGAAACGATCCGGTAAATGATCGTTTAAAAATATCAGCGCGGCTTGTGTTAAGCACCCAATTAGATGTGTCGCCGGAACAATACGAAATTAATAAAAACCAAAACTAGGCATGAGAAATATGGACGCATACGATATCGCCGCCCTAGAAAAAAAGAAACTACTAGAGTGGCTGACGGAAAATCACACAGCCATCATATGGCACAAGAACGAAGAGTTACCAGAAAACCTGACGTTCAAATACAACACGGTAAACGCTGAACGTTACGATGACGATACACAAGCGGAACAAGCTATATCCGATATGTTTGAGATGTTTAAAAAACAACATCTACGCAACATCGCGCATTATCCAACTCCAGCGACGCTTCATATCGTTGAACCGTGGCTGTTTCATTACATTCAGACCATGCCGCGCCTAGCCACTTTCACCATACGATACGCAATAACGGAGAATACACCTGCCTAACCCCATCATTCCCTCTAACATCGAAGAAGATGAAGATTTCGACGTACAAGAGAATGAAGACGGTTCAGCCACGCTTATTCCCAAGGTCACAGACGACCCGCAAACGGATGACATGGAATTCTATGGCAACCTTGCGCTGAAAATTGACGATGCCACGCTAAACAAAATAGCGACTGAGTATATTGAGCATATCCGCATCGATAAGGATGCGCGAAAGAAACGTGATGAACAATATGCAGATGCTATTCGCCGTTCTGGCTTAGGCGATGATGCACCGGGCGGCGCTGATTTTGAAGGTGCCAGCCGCGTCGTGCATCCACTAATTGCCGAGGCTGCAGTTGATTTCGCAGCCCGTTCGATCAAAGAGCTTTGTCCTCCAGGTGGCCCGGTTAAAACCAAACTTGACGGCAAATACACACAGGAAACCCTGCGTAAAGCAGATCGCATCAAGCGCTACATGAATGATCAGCTTACCAAGCAGATCAAAGAGTTCCGTCCTTCGCTAGAGCAGATTCTTACGCAAACGCCGATGGGTGGCGTTCAATACTCCAAGATGTATTGGGCTAAGCGCTTGCGCCGTCCTAAGTTTGAATTCATCCCACTCGATGATATCTATGTTCCGTTTCATGCCGCTGATTTCCAATCGGCACAACGCAAGACGCACCGCCAACGCTTGACGCGCATGGAGTTTGAGGAGCGCATTGAATCCGGCATGTATATCGATGTGGATGTTTCGCTTTCCACCGATGATTGGGATCAAACCGCACCAGCCCGCGCTAACAACAAAATCGAAGGCAAAGAACCCAGTGCCTACGACGAAGATGATTTGCGTACTGTCTATGAAATTAGTTGCTGGCTGACACTGGAAGAAGACAAAAAAGTCACGGGCGAATTTAAATATGCGCCGTATATCCTGAGCATTGACGAACCCACGGATCGGGTGCTTTCCATCTACCGTAATTGGTCGGAAGATGATCCAACGATGGCGGCGCTGGAATGGATTGTTGAATGGCCCTTCATTCCTTGGCGCGGTGCTTATCCTATCGGCCTGTCGCATTTGATTGGCGGCTTATCCGCAGCGGCAACGGGTGCCTTGCGCGCCTTGATGGATTCGGCGCATATTAATAACGCACCGACTGCGCTTAAACTTAAAGGCGCAAAGATGGGTGGTCAATCAGCCTCCATCAATATGTGCGAGATTCATGAAATCGACGCTGAACCCGGCATTGATGACATCCGCAAGATTGCGATGCCACTGCCGTTTAATCCGCCTTCGAACGTGCTGCTCGAATTGCTCGGCATCATCGTTGAAACCGCTAAAGGCGTTGTGCGCACGGCGATGGATAACATATCGCACGATAACCCAAATACACCCGTTGGCACTGAGCTTAGCCGTGTTGAGCAAGGGCTGGTGGTTTACAGTTCAATTCATGCCCGCTTGCATGAGTCGATGCGCCGCACGTTGGATATTCTTTACCGCCTGAACGGCCAACACTTGGCAGAGGAAGAATCGCCTGCTGCGATGGGTCATAATGGTGGCCCTGCGCTTGACGATGAAGATGACGATGAACCAACGGCGGTTCGCTCTGATTTTACAGGGCCGATGAACGTCCAGCCGATCAGCGATCCTAATATTTTCTCTGAGGCGCAGCGTTACGGCCAAATGCAAATGGTCGAACAGCAGGCCATGAAATATCCGCAGCTATTCGACTTGCGCGCTATCAATAAGCGCCTGCTCGAAATGGCAAAGATTCCCGGTATTGATGAATTGATGCCGCCGCCGCCTAAACAGATTGATGAAAACCCGGCAACGGAAAACATCAAGATGGCGATGGGGACACCGGCATTCGTATTGCCAGACCAGGATCATTTAGCGCATTTGCAGATTCATGCCGACTTCTTGTCCTCCCCGGTATATGGCCAGAATCCTGCCATCATGCCAAAACTAACAGCGGCGATGGTGGATCATATCACGCATCACATGCTGTTTGCTTATGGCACTGAGATCAAAGACCTGATCGAACAGGCCACAGGCCATGACATTAAATCCTTGATGGGTGATGAGCCAGAGATTGCGGAAGCGCTGAGTAAAGCCGTCGCTGCAGCATCACCGCTGGCGTTGCAACAGCTTGGTGGCAAACAGACAGAAGCGCTTGACCCAATGACGGGTCAGCCAGTGCCGCAACAGACACCGGGCCTGCTAACGGGCCTGCTGCCTATGATCGCCAATGCGCTGAAATATGTGCAATCCATTACACCGCCTCCCCCGCAAGACCCGTCACAGGTGGCGGCGCAAGCAGCGCAAGCCTATGCGGATGCCAACCAGGGCGTAGCCGATGCGCAAGCCAGGGCGCAGGCGGCATCTGAGTTTGGCAACACGCTAGGGCAGTTTGATAACGCTGTACGGCAGTTGGGCAATGTCCAGTTCAGTGGCATTGAAGGCATTGAGGATTGGCGCAAAGAGTTAGCCGACTTGCGTTCTGAGTTTTTGCAGAATGGCACGTTAACCGATGAACAGGCGGCGCGCTTTGAATTTCTCGCCAAAGCTGCATCCTCCAACATTGCACCATCGGCGGCACTGGGTCAGGCCATGCAGGATTTGGGTTCATCGTTCCTGCAAAACAACGAAGCTGCTGCTGAGTATGTACAGCAGTTGCTTGATCTGAATGCGGCACAAGCAACCGGGAAAATCACGGCTGAACAGTACGCCGTGGGCCTAGAGCAAATTCAGAGCGGGCTACAGCAAGCCGCTGACGCTGCACAGTTCAGTTTCAATGCAGCGCTGACCAAATCGACGCAAGCCATTGCGCAGCTTGACCAGTTGATATCTGCTGGGACGCCGGGATTGACCGCATGGCGCGATGAGTTGACCGGCATTCGTGACGACATCATTTCCACGGGGGCGATTACCGACCAACAGGCGTTCCGAGTCGATGCGTTGGCGGTGTCTATCGGCAATGCAGCCACGGCGCAGGCTGATTATGGATCTGCGGTCAATGAGTTGGGCAATGCCTTTTTTGCCACGAATGACCGTGCGCGTGAAATCACCGAACAACTCAACAATCTATCAACGGCTTATGCTTCCGGCGCTATCAATGCTGACACCTATGCCGCAAGCGCGAATAGCCTACGCAATGAGCTAGATTCGATTGCGTTCAATGAGAACTCTATCTCTACCACATCGCTTGACTCTTTATCACAGGCGATTACAGCGCTTGACCTAGCGGCAGCCGGTGGCGTACCGGGACTAGATACATTGCGGGACCAGGCGCTAAATCTAGAATCGCAGTTAGCGACAACGGGCCTCGTTTCGGCAGAGCAGGCAAATGAAATTGCATACCTGTCGGCTGTGGCCGATGTTGCCAGCGACAGCACCGGCCTACTCGCTGACATCAACGGCGCTCTGGGCGAAACCTTCCTGCTCAATAATGAGTATGCGTCAAGTTTGGTAGAGCGCATCATTTTACTGATTGGCGCTCACGAAACCGGCGCTATCAGCAGCGAAGTGTTTGCCGGTGCGCTGTCTATCCTGACAGGGCAAATGGTGACGACTGGCGAACAAGCCGGTTTGACTGCTGCGCAAATCAGTGCGGCCTTTGGCGAGTTACAGGCGTTCAGCGCTGCGCAATCATCCATATTCGGCGGCACAGGCGGATTCATCCGGGGGCAGCGGTTGGCACAATCCAACGTGGCCGCCGAGCAGACAAAGGAGCGGGAACGGGTTCGCATCGCCAACGAGCGGGCCGCCAAGGAAAGCGCCAGAGCTTTTAAAGGCGCCGCGAATGATGCAAGCAATTATTATCAGATCGATGTTTATAGCAAGGTTATGATGGGTTTTCATACGCGGGCACAGCAGTGCCAGCATGGACGGCAACGGCCTATAGTTGGTATTTTATCGAGGTGCTTGGCTATGATGCGCTCTATAGCATAGATCAAAAAATTATCGTTTTCACGACCGTACCACCAAACGGCCAGACGCTTACTTTGCTTGGCCAACCCTACAAAGCCGTTTTCATTCAACAAAAAGATAATGTATCAATCGCAGCCTATGGCGA